GCTTCTACTACATCTGGATGTTCTCCAATACCTGCAGCATTTCTTGTATATACCATTACATTTGCTTTGGCTACTTCAATTTCGCCTTCTAATTTTTTACATAAAGCTTCTAATAAATAGTTCATCCTACAAAATCCTCTCCAGGTACCCATTGACATCCTGTAAGTCCACCTGCTTTTAACGCTTGTAGTGTTCTTAATACCTCATGATGATTTCTACCAGTATCTAAAGCATTAACTGATACGTGTTGAATAGTTTGTGTTGGATCTACAATAAATGTAGCTCTATAACAAACACCACCATCTTCATCAACAATACCTAATTCATGTGACAATCCTAAACCGCAATCTGCAGCTAAAGAATGTTTAATTCCGCCAATTAACTCGTTATCTTTTTTCCAAGCCAATTTACAAAATTCATTATCTCCACTGATACCAATTACATTAGCTTCTTCAACTAATACATCCATACCAGCAATTTCTGTTGGACAAATAAATGTAAAATCTTTTGGATAGAAATATACGACATTCCACCCTTCATCATCTAAACTTACTTGAACAAAATCGTTTTCGCTATCTACACCACTTAAAGTAAATGATGGAAATAAATCACCCACACTTAACATAATTATCTCCCAAATAATTTTCTTCGTTTATATTCTGCAATAGTTTCTAATAACTTCTTGCTCCAATTATCGCGATGTTCGATAAAGACTTGTGCACCTTCATCGCCCGCAATTAAAGTAACCAATTGTGTAATTGGCATACCTGTTCTTTCTTCCCACATAATCGCGTATGCAGTTTCTTGTATAAAATAGTTTTCACAATATGATTTCTTTTTTAACTTCGCTGAAGTTTTATAATCAATAATTGAATTTTTACCATTCCATACACCTACACAATCAACTCTACCTGCCACACCTAAATGATCTGAATAAAGTGGAGCTTCTTGCGCATAAACCTTTGTTAGGTTTTTATCTATAATGTCTTTTACTTCCATAAAGTTTGATTTAACAATTAAGTTAGCATCTTCATAATAGTCTTCTTCATTATCTACATACCTTTCTAATACAGCATGAACCGCAGTACCACGAGTCGAAGCTCGTTGTGATACTCTATTGGCTTCTTCTTCACCAACTCTTGCTCTCCAAGCTTGTATAGCTTCTTCGTTTAAAATTCCGAGAACAGTTGTAATGCTAGGATAACTAGTATTATTAGGACAGGCATATTCTCTGCCACGGTCAGTACTAGTTGCCACCAAGTCATCATAACCGAGATCAATTGGCTCATGTTTAAAGTTTTCCATTTTCGTATAATTCCCTTGTCATAATAAAATCTCTTACAAAATCGCTTCGCACAATATCTTTCCAGCCGAATTCAATATGTTCAAAATATTTCATATGATCAACAATTATCATAAATTCTTTGATTCCATTTTTATCACCAGATCTTGTAAAATCTGATTGATAATAATCGCCGCACGTAATAAATCTACAATTATCACCTAATCTTGTAATTACTGAGCACAATTCGTGGTAATTACAATTTTGTGATTCATCTACTATTACAATTGCATCTTTAATAGTTAATCCTCTTATAAAAGATGTAGTTAAAAATTCTATTTGCTTTGCTTGTAGCAATTTACTCCACGCTTCGTGATCTTCAAATAGATCATTAATAATAGCTTTATATGGAGTTTTATAGGCTTCTTCTTTTTCTTCTAATGTTCCAGGAAGAAATCCCATATCTCTTGTTGGTAATGCAGATCTTACAATTATAACTTTATTATATTCCTTTTTAAGAACTGCTTCTACAGCTAAATATAAAGATATAAATGTTTTACCTGTACCAGCAGAACCATCTAAACACAAATGATTACCCTTTTTAAAATATTCGAATACTTCTTTTTGTGCATCAGTTAGTGGTTCTAATTCTTTTAAGTGTTCTAAGCGTAATTTCGAAGGTCGTTTATTCATTTTGTTCTAATATTATCCTTTAATCTTGGAGGTAAACCTGATTTAATTCGGTTTTGTACTTCTTTCCAACCATCGCCAGCTTTTTTAAGTGTACCTCCTATTTCAGTTGCAATAGTAGGTGCGCTTATAATCGATTCTAGTTCTGGGTTATCTTTTAAAAATTGTTCTCTATCGGCAATCTTTACCATTTTAGTAATTATCTCACCAGTATTTTTGTTTCTATATTCATACAACGGCATCGAACCACTCCGGAATTTGTCTTTTTGTCCATTCCATTTTAAATCTCTTTTGTTTTGTTTGATAAAAATTTTGATATGACTTAACTGCATCTGTTCCACCTAATCCATGAACTACACATTCAGGATTTGATTTCATTGCAAGTTTAAACGGTGTCATACCTCCAGATCTGTTAATATTTTGAGGTAATATTTTGAGGATATCTCTAAGCTTAGTATCTGTTGAATGAATTTTTTCATAGCGATATGTATACTCATCGCATAGAGCAATGAAATGTTCATAGTGCCAACTATAATTACAGCAACTCTCTCCTGTCCATACTGTACAAGGATGTTTAAAATGCACTGCTTTGTAAAGTACATCTTCTCTTTCATCATTCAATCGGTAATAATCTACCATTCTTTTACCTGATTTTGATGGTCTTTTTTCTTTAGTCCCATCCAGCATTCTATGTATAGTAGATAGCATTTGTGCCGATTCAACAATCATTTTTACAACATGTTTGTCGCATTGTAGCTGGGCTGCTACAACTGGATCATCATCTAATACAAATACATTCATAATAATATTATACCACGTTTTCTATATAATGTAAACTAATTTATTCGATTTATCTCAATCATGTCATTTATGTATTGGTCAAGATATGCTATTTTTTTCTCCATCTTATATGCCAATACTTGTTTTCCCTTTTTGATTAAATTTTTCTGATAGTAAAGTGCCTCTTTCTTGTCTTTTTTGAGGCGTTCCAATTGTTGTAAACTCATATATATTCTCCATAAGTTGTATTAATTGTACTACCATAATATAAATTTAGTTTTCCTCCTTATTGCTTTATTAATCCTGGAAAAGCAGATTTCACAATAGCTTTAGTCACATACTTAAGACTTAGATTTTTATCTTTAGCTGAGATCAAAAGTTCTGCTTCATCAGGGTGAACTCTTTGTAGCATTTCTACAAAGAGTTGTTCTCTTTTAAATTGATTTAATTTAGGTGTAACAGCAGGAATAAAATTACCAAACTTAGGATATTCGAATCTAAGTTGTCTTGGTTCTTCTGCTTGTTTAGCTTCTAAATCGTATGCTTTGTATGGCGGTGCGCCATCGGGTAATGCTAATTTAATAGCATCATCGAGAGCGATTCTTAATATATCTCTAAGAGCAGTACAATCATGCTCTTGTAAATATGCAATTCTTTCGTCTCGAGTACTAATTTTATTTACTTCTTTTAAAATATCTGATATTAATGGTTTAGCCATTATAAAATTCCTCCACGACTTCAATCAAATGATTACATCTTTTCTTTATTAAATAATTCAATACACGCATTTTCATTGCTGGTTTTTGACTTTCATATGTATTTATAACATTATTCTGTAACTCTGTAGGAATCTCTGAAAGATCAATAAGAGTTTTGTTTCTTTGATAATTTCTATATTCTTCGCTTGTCATAACATCGCGAAGATTATCTGCATTTTCTGCCCAATAATCGATTTTCTTTTTTGTCATTGGGGATTGCCTTATATCATCCATAATCGCATTATCGGGAGAAAGAACATTAGGTATGCCATCTCCTTTATCTCCTCTCATAATGTGTTCAAACATATATGATCTTGGATTTGGATCTGATACCATTTTCTTTTGAATTGGTGAATATTGTTTTACATTACTATATTTTTGTAATTGAATAAAATCTTTATCTGAAGAGATAATCATAATAGGTTCGCTTTGACCAAATTCTTGAGTCTTTAATACAAGTGAACCAATAATATCATCTGCTTCTAAACCTTCCATATGTAAAACTTTATAAGGCAAATTTTCTTTAATCTCATCTCTTACAAGATTTAGAATTCTAAAGATTTCATTCCAATCTTGATCAGATTCAGTTCTGTTCTTTTTTCTATGAGCTTTATAGAGAGGAAAATAATCTTTTCTCCACGTATTCATACCATCGGCACAAATAACCATTTGTCCATATTCATCTCTGTATTTTTTATTATACATACGAATACTATTAAGTATCATATGTCTAATCATATTTTCATCGTTTAGTTTTTGCACAATAATATTTGATAGTGCAATTTGTGAGTAATCAAGTAAAATCATTATATCCCTGTTGTTCTAATAGTTTTTCGTA